CCATTGGTGCCGCCAGCCGGGTCGGTGGACAGGAAGCCATCGACCGACTGCCACTTGATCCAGATGCACCAGCGTGTTGCCGGGTCGGTGGCGTAGGAAGAAAACGTGCCCTGAAACCGGTACAACTCCACGGCTTCACTGAATGTGGGCTGCGTCAGGTCAGCAGTTGGCCACTTGGCGCCATAAACAACCGTGACCGCATGGCCGTGGCCCTGGGTGTAAACGGGCGCATCGCAGCTGACAAACAGCGATGTGATGGCCGCGTTCACCGCCAGACCGGTCGGCGTCGGCGGTGGCGTCGGGTCGATCACATAAGCACCCGTGACGGGCAGGGCCGGCGTGCTGCCGCCTATGATGCCGGTGTCCATCGAGCCGCCACCCATGAGGCCGCGCTGTGCCGCCAGAGACAAATCACGCAGCGTCAGTGCCTTGTCGAGCTTGTCGCCACGGTAGCCGCGAAAGGTCTGAATGACCTCCTGCACGGCCTGCATGACCGTACTCAGATTACTGCCATCGCGTTGTAAGGCTGGTATGTCCTTCAACCGGCTCATGAGGACAAGTCCTCCAAGTTGTCGGCAATCACAATGCCGGTGATGTCGGTCGTGGTGCTGGCCTCAATCTGGTAGTCGCGCGCCATGTAGCCATCGGGCAGCCAGAATTCATCCTCGCTGGTCACGGTCTTGGTCCAGGCGGCCCGGTCATCGGCGTAGAGCTTGAAGGTGCACGGGTAGACATCGGCAATGACCTTGGCCAGGCTCATGTTGACCGGCTTGGGCATCAAAAACACCTTGCTTTTGTGCGTTACCGTCATGTTGCTGGCCCCGGCGTTCCACTTTTTGATGTTCAGCCCGTCGAGCACGTACATTTCCTCGGACAGCGTGTCGAAGAAGGCGGCAGAGTAGCCGGTACTCAAAAAATAGATGCCTTTTTCTGGTTGCAGCGGGTCCAGCATGAAACCCTTGAGCACGCCAGCGCCCGAGTCGTAGAAGCCAAAATACAGGCCGTTGAACTGGCATCCGACGATGGTGGCCGGGTTGATGGCTTGCCAGTCGTCCAGCAGCATCAGGCCATCCGTGACCAGGCGCGGCACGCCCACCGAGCCCACATAGGCCAGGCCGTCGCTGGTGGCCCAGCAGGCGCCATGGCCAAATGACACCACAGACTGCGGCGCAATGCAGGCGGCAATGAATTCCACCGGGGTGTCATCCATCGCCTCGGGTGCGCTGCCATACACCAGGCGCGGCCGGCCCGTGGTCAGGATCAGCAGGTTTTTCTGGAACACGGCCAATGCCACCGGGGTTTCCGGGCACAGGGTTTCATAGGCCACCGGCCAGGCGTGCATCTTGTACTGCTCACAGTAGCGCACCGAGTCGCCGCTGATGCCTGCGGCCATGCCGTTCCAGAGCGTGATCAGGTTTTTCAGATCAGCCGGTGGCATCGCATAATCCTTCGATGGCATCGTGTCCGAGCCCACTTCCAGCGCGTTGTCGGTGGTGCTGGTGGCCACAGAAATGTCCTTCAAAAAGAAGAATGCGGCGCCTGTGTCGCCCACTTCTGTGCGGAAAATCCGTATCCGGTCAATGTCGCGCGCCTCACCCGATGGCGGTGCGGCCAGATTGGTGATGTTGAATATCGCGCCGGGCTTGCACACCACTTTGGCGCTTACTTGGGGTGGTCCGAGCTCGTCATGGCTGCTCAGATAGCAGTAGGCGTAGTAGCGTTCCTCGTCATCCCCGGTGCCCGCGGCTGTTTCCGTGACGATGGGCACTGTTGCCGGTTTGGGTATCCCGAGGTCACGGTAGGCGGTCGGAAATGTCCCAGTGGCCAGCCCAATGGCGCTGTCGGTGTACTTGGGCGCGCCCGAGCCGCTGTAATAGGTCCGGTTGACGGGTGAGTCCACAAAACCGCTGATGGCATGCACCACGGTTTGCCATTGCAGCCAGTACACCGTGTCGGTGATGGCATCGCGCTTGAACATGGCAATGGTCTTGGTGCCAGCAGACACCACAAACTCTTGCAGCGGAATGCGCCAGGGCCGCAAGTCGCCCCGGTCAGGCCAGTGGTTGAGTGATTCCACTCCCACATTGGTATTGAGCATCTTCGGCCGGGTGGCCTTGTTCGCTCCGAAGAAGGGGCCGAGCCGGATTGCGCCCATGGTCTAGAACCATACCTTGCTTGTGCGCGTGGTGGCGCGGGCAAGCCCTGTCAGCGCATCGGCCTTGGCGTCGGCAATGGCTTCGTTCCACTCACTCAGGGCCAACAAGGCGCCGTTGGGGTCCGAGTAGTCCTTGGCCTTGGCCTTCATCAGCCGGTACAGCGTGCCGGTGGCAATGACCTCTGCGTACTGCGACAAGGCATCGGGCACCGTGTCAGCCGTGATGGAGGGCGCCACCGCGCAGTAAGTCACCACCGACAAGCCAGCGGCCTGCGCCGGGCGCAATTCAAAGCCGGTGAAGGTGCCGTAGGCGTAGTTGCTCAAGTGACCCTGCCTGTCGCGCGCCTTGCCGGTGCCGGGGTCCACAATCTCCACGTCGATGCCGTCCAGCGTCAGTTCCAGCAGCATGCAAACCTGTTGCCCGGCGTCCACATCCCACTCGTAGGCGGTGTTGTTGGCAAAGGTTAGTTGCGCGTCCTGGTACTCGCGCCAGATCAATGACTTCCGGCACAACTCGATGATGGCCAGGCGCGCATTGAACAGCGCCACCACCTCCGGGCAGCCCTTGGCCTTGGGCAGGATGTAGGGCAACAGGTCGGTCAGTTTCACGATGCGGCGCCGATCGGTTCAGGGGCAAACGGCAGGCGCTGCAGGTTCGGGTTGTTGCCGGTCAGGGCTGTGACCTTGGCGTTGAGCGAACCCGTGAACAGGGCGGTGTAGTTGGCAGCAGCCGGGCCATTGGCGGCGAAGGTGGCGTTCTTCATGTAGGCACGCGCACAAGCGTAGTTCACCAGGTCGTCAATGTGCTCGTCGGCTACGCTGATCTTGGTCGTGCTATCGCCAGAGGCCAGGTATAACTCGCTGCCAGCGGTGCCGGTATTCGGAATCGCAATCGGCTGCGCGGTGTAGGCCACTTCCGCCCACTTGTCAGGGGTCGCTGGAACACCCGGCGTCACATAGAAGTAGCGCGGCATGCGCGGGTCGTACATGTAGCCCGTCACGGCAGTTCCCGTGATCGCGTGCCAGCCTGGGTTCTGCGAATCCATCACTTCGCGGCCATCGGTAAGCAAGCGGATCGCGTTGCCAGGCGTCAAGCCATCGGCGCCCATGTTGCGAATGACATCAAGCACCTGGGTTCCCAGCACAGGGACGGCAGGCGTTGAGCCATCACCGGGCTTGCAGCTGGCTGCAGCAATGGTTTCAATGCTTTGTCGCGTTCCAGGTACCAGCTTGATCGCATCAATGCGCGAACTGGCGGCCGGCAGGAACTTGGTGATGGCCAGATGGGCATCATTCAAGTAGTTAACGATTTCCTTTTCAGGCCAGCGTGCAAATTGCGGGCTCACATCCTGCAGTAGGACACTGATACGCCAGATGGCGTCTTTAACCAGAATGGTGCCGGTCATGGTCGTTTACTCCTTGAAGGATTGAACGATCTTGTCGCGGATCGTGTTGCCCTTGGCCTTGGGATGCACCTTGACATCGTTGGCCTTGGCAAATTCATGTAAAGCCGCGTCGTCCAGGGGCCGCAGGTCAAATTCGATGCCGCTGGCCTCGTCTTTCAGGACGTAGGGCGAGGCATTTTCTGGAACATGTTCCAGGACCGCATCGTCTTTCGGCTCAGTTTGTGGCTCACCTTCTGGAACATGTTCCAGCTTTTGCGTCAGCAACGGCGATGCCGGTTCGTCGGCCTGCTCGCCATACAGGCGAAAGCCGGTCGGCGTCAACAGCAGCCGGGCCACATGGTCCGGGTCTTGCACATCGCACACCACATCGCCTGTTTCATTCGGTTTGAACACCAGCACAGCATCAGCAAACGTGTGGGTGTAGGTCTTGTTGCGCCGGTAGGCTTGTACGAGTGCCATGGGAATCTCCTTGTGAACCAAAAACGGGGCAGCGTGTTACAGCCGCCCCGGAACCAACCCAGAGAATCAACCCTGCAGCAACATCAACAGTTGGCCGACCTTGCCGGAACCGGCGTAGGTGGCGGCGGCCGTGGTGCACTTGAGCACGATTTCACGGTCGCCAGAGAGCAAGGTGGTGGCCTTGACCTGGCCTTGCGCGCAAACGCTGGTGGCGTTGCGCACCACAGCATTGCTTTGGCCGGCAGTGAGCGCAGAACCCCAGACTTCCGAGCCGATGTCGGTAGACACCGGAACGGCCAGGGTGGCATTGGACACACCAAGTGACCAGGCAATGGCAGCCACGCCCGTGTCGATGTCCGGGAATACCAGCGCCCAGTCCAGGCACTTATAGCCTTCTGGCAGGGTGCAAAGCTGGATGTAGTCATTGGCCGCATAGGCAGCAGCGGAGAACTCCACATCCACAGCCGTCCACTCGGGATAGGCTTCGGACGGGAGAACAAGGGGCTTCGCATTGGTGAAGCATTTGGTTTGGGTTTTTGCCACGATAGGCTCCTAAGAAGTTGTGAGGTTGTACAAGCGCAGGCCAGGTAAAGGGCCTGCTGCCTTATCAGGCAACGTCAGCGCAGTAGGTGTCCAGGGCAATCACGCCGAAGTCACGGGTCACAGCACCGTCTTTGCTCTTGTAGGTGGACTTCTTCACACCCATGATGCAGTGGGTGCCGATTTCCACCTGGTCTTCGTGGTCGGTCATCACTTCGGTCCAGCGGTAGCGGGTGCCCATGCCACCCGACGAACCGTAGGCCAGTTCACCGGCTTGCGAACCCAGGAACAGCGCGCGTGCCGCCTTGATGGCACCACCGCCGTAGTCGTTGAAACGCATCACGTTGCGGTGCTTGTGGATCACGCAGTCGGCGTACATGCCGCCACTGTTCTTGAACAGCAGCGCA